GACGGACAGGATCAGCAGATCCCCGTGATCATGGGTATCCTTGGTGCCAACGCACAGGTTCCAAAGTCAACTCAAACAGGAGTAACCGAAGGTCAAAACTTTACCTCTCAGAGTGGTGGAGCAGATAAAGTTGCTGATGATGATCTGTTGACTGAGAGACCATCTGGAGTTAGTCCCGATGGGCAACCAACTGGTGGGGATGATCCTAACAATCCACCAGCAGAAGATGTTGCCCCAACTAAAGAGAGTCCAGCTGCTCCACATCAGAAGACAGCGGCAGATGAAAGAAAGGATGAGGTATTAAAAAGAAAACATCCAATATGGTGCACAGATCCGAGACAAACATCTCCCATGAAAGGGATTCAAACTCTCATAAGTGAATTGACAAAGAAGATTCAAAAACTACAAAGTGGATTACAGACATATGTAAGTGCTATTAGTTCTGGTATCAATGTTGCTAACGGTTTGATCAATCAAGTCAATGATATTGATGCCTTGATAAAAAATTTCTCATGTGAGATTGCAAAATTTTTAAGAGCAATGATTGCCTTAGTGCAAGATTTTGTAACTGATTTATTCACAAAAGTTTTGCAACCAATATTCAATATCTCACCCCCAACAATTAGAATTGAAATTCTAGATAAGTTGGTCAAAGGATTGGAACTGATTGAATGTTTATTTAACAAGATTGGTCTTTCTCTATGTGATTCTACTGAAAAATCTTTGAAAAATTCTTTTGCAAAAAGAGCACAAGGTCGTCCAGCACCAGCATCTGTTCAACCATTTTTAACAGATCAATTTGCAAATATTCCCTGGTTTGCTGATGGAGATGATGAAATCTCTAGTAGGTATAATCCCACTCCTTTATGTTATGCTGAAGAAATAGTTGGTGAAATCTTAGGAGAAAATTTGAATGATATTATTAATACCTTTGATGCTGCGGTATTGCCAATCGTGAAAGATATTGAAACTTCTCTGAATGATGTTGGTGTATCTGGATCTGCAGCAGCAGGTAAGGTTGGTGTTAGACCAAGAAATCAATCATCAACTGGTGATGGTCCTCTACTACCAAATATTCCAGATCTTCCAAGTCTTCCTAGTATTCCAAATCTTGGTAGTCTCGGTGCATTAGGTGGTGGCGGATTTGATATTGCGTCTGCACTTAGTTTTATTAGTTCACTCACTAGTTTCTTTGATTGTGACCTATCATTAATATGTTCTCCCAATGAGTATCACACCTTACAGGAGGGTGGAAACGCAACACCATCTGAGGATGAAGCAAGCAATGTAGAAATTGCTAAAACAGCACAAAGAACAGCAGAGAAACCTCCTGGTGTAACTAATGATGGATTAGATAATTTAAGCACAGAGCAATTGAGAGGTAGGTTGGATCCGACCATCACAGGTGCTTCTAATCCAGCAGTATTCAATGCTGCATCACAAGCAAGACAAGACGCAAGAAATAGTGGAGCAAGTCCTGAAGAAGTTGAAAGAAGAGTTTTAGTGGCAACAGTTAGGGCAACTAAGCAACCCAAACCTGCTCCCACACCATCTCCTACTTACGATAAGCCGCAATGAATATAACACCTCCATCAATAGACTTAATAAAAGTCGGATATATCAGCACGACAGAGGGTTATATATCTGGTCTTACCATAGAGGATGCGATTGAGCATGAAAAATCATATCCAGGAGAGACATATATTTTTGTCGATGCTGATGCGAATATTAGATACTTGAAAATAGATCAGGTCAGACAGTTGACCACCACAAGTTTGGAGAGAACTCCGTTTTGTAATACTGGACCAAAACCATGTGGTCCTCCATCTATTGTATTTTCTGGTGGTGGTGGCATTGGAGCCAAAGCAAATCCAATTGTGGATGTGAATGGTAATCTGATTGCGGTCGATATAGTTTCTGGCGGATGGGGATATACAAGCGTTCCGAGAGTTCAGGTTATTGATCCATGCGATAATGGTAGTGGTGCTGTCTTGAGGGCAAGGTTAAAACGTGGAAGAGTAGTTGATGTGTTTATCATTGATAGTGGTAGAGGTTACTTGCCACCATCACAAACTGTTCCTCAATATCCTGCCAGGGTTTGTTTGAAAGAGATACTTGTAATAAATCCAGGTTTGAATTATAATTGTGGAGTTGATGAATTAGTCGTAACACCTGATAATGGTGCAAAACTAACATACAATTGTGATTCTTTTGGTAGAATAAAATCTGTCAATATAGTAAGCATTGGTTGCTATTCAGAATTACCAACCATCACAATGAAAACTAAGACTGGTGTTAATGCATCTTTCGCTCCTCTGTTCAGTGTCACTCGCGATCCAAACATACCAGAAGAGATTCCAGCAACTGGTGTTGTTCAAGTCTTTGATTTGGTTGGACTGACACTTCAAGGATATGTGGATGGGACAGAATACTATGGAAAAGTATTCTTTGATGCTGGAGTTAAATACGCGGGCAACAAAAATACTGGTGTGATTGTCTATGAAACAAGAGCACAAAGTATTGGTATAGCACCAGTAGAAGCAAGGATTACTCCAGATACTGATGTAACTGATACATTCGTTCCTCAAACAAGTGAAGGAACCACCGAAGCACCCGAAGTAGCAGCAGCTGAGGTAATCAGTTCTACTCCGACAATAGTTCCTGTTGTGTCGGCACCCACACCACCTCCAACACCAACAGTGGCACCTCCTCCTCCACCTCCGCCGCCACCACCGGCAGCACCGCCGCCGCCACCTCCCTCATATGGTGGTGGTTACTAATAAATATTAAAACCAACCCCTAAGTTATGGCAGAAAAGAGAAATTTTTGGACACAAGTCATAAGCGCCATGAATGGCGCTATGATTTTTGGTGGGTTGAGTCCCAAGGGTGATGTCACATCAAGTTGTGAAATAAAAGCACTTGATGGTAGACATTTCTTTGATATGACTGAGGATGGTGTTCGTAAAGGATGGACAACTTCCAATTCTCCTGGAGCATTTCAAGTTAGTGCTGGTGAAGACTTAGATAAAGATCAACATGCTGTTTTTATTAATGCAGAAAATGGTGATGTCATTATCAGAGCAAGAAATGGAAAGTTAAAGTTAGAAGGTCTTGATGTGCAGATTGCTGCAACAGGATCGGGTAAAGAAGGTTTTGCCGAAATTCAAGCAAATCAGGACATCAATGTCACTGCCAGAAATATTACCATCAATCCCAAAAATTCACTAAAAATGATAACAAGTGGTATACTGGTATTAGATGGTAAATTGGGTATACAAATTTTATCCTCCATGGTTAATGGAGCATCTTGTGCAACGAATAGTAGAAAGAAACCAGGACAAATAAAGTAAGGAGGTATTATGGCATTTCAATTTGATGAAACACATGTATATGATGGACAACTCTGTGTTTCAAAGGAAAACAAAATTCCGATTGCATTAGGAGTTGGTGGCGCTAAAATTAAGTGCTCTGCATATGTTCAGGGACCTTTCTTATCAGGAACTCCAAGTTTATTTCCATTTCCTTATGGAACTGCGATGATTGGTCCAGCAGATCACGCTGGACTTACACCAATAGTTCCGGGGGCATTGGCAATTTTTCCTGGTGGTGGAGGAGGAAATAGTTCTCCATATTCATTAGCAGTTGCTGGTGGAAGTGCGACAATGGGTAATGTTGATGTTCAGGGTCATGTAACTGCAGCACTAGATGTTAATGCTCAGGGAGAGGTATATGGTAGATGTGGTAGACATGTTTTATCATTAAAAAAAGATCTTCCATTTGATATGCCTCACCCTAATAAAAGGGGATGGAGACTTCGCCATGTTTGTATTGAAGGGCCAGAGATTGCTGTATATTGTCGCGGAAAAGTTCCAGCAAGTGGTGTGATTGATCTTCCCAGTTTTTGGAAGGGACTTGTCAACCCAGAGGATATGACGATTAGTTTGACTCCAATTGGATCCTGGCAAGAATTATATGTTGACAGAATATTATGGGGAACACAGGTAATTGTTAAAAATAATGCAGGTGGTCAAATCAATGCAGATTATTACATCGTTGCACGTAGACTTGATGATGATTTAGTGGTAGAATATGAAGGTGAATCCCATGAAGATTATCCAGGTGGTAATGAGGGATATTCATTCAATTTTGAACACAACTATGTCGAAGGTTTAATTAGAGATATGGTTAAAGAAACTGTAAAAAAAGTTGAGGAGAAATAGTAATGACATATGATCCAATTAAAGATGGAGCAGGGGAACTTAAACCTGCTAATAGACCACCTGGGCCAGATTGCACCGATAGAGCGGCATATGGAACTGGGTCAACATTGGACCAGTATATGGCCAAACCACATATCATGGATGAAAGTGAATATCCAGAGGATGCATGCCCCACATATTATTACTCCAAGGCACAGATTGATGACTTTAAGATCAACACGACATTAACTGGTGCTGCAAATATCAATATGAGTGGCAACATAACTGGCGCAGAAGTATCGACTACAGCTGGTGTTACTCTTTCATCAAGAAAAGATTTTGATATTCCACATCCATCTAAAGAAGGATGGAGACTCAGACATGTTTGTTTGGAGGGTCCAGAATCTGCCGTATATTTTCGTGGTAGAGTAAAAAATAAGAATATAATTTATCTACCATTATATTGGAAAGATCTGGTTGATTGGACAACAATAACGGTTAGTTTAACTCCGATAGGAGCACATCAAGATATTATCGTAAAAAGATTTGATGATGAAAAAATTTATCTTCAATCAAATGGAGGTTTACCAATTGATTGCTTTTTCCATGTCTATGGTGAGAGATCTGATGGAGAGAGGTTGATTGCAGAGTATGAAGGAACAACCATTGACGACTATCCTGGAGATAACAGTCAATACACCCATAACAAATAATCTTGACAGCACCCCAGACTTTTGCTATAATATGGAGGTAATCAAACAAACCTAATGGCACAAGACGATTTCCTTACCCGCTGCGTTGTAGATCCTGTGGCACGTAAGTTTTATCTCTACTCTGAGAAGGGTGATGAGAGGGTTGTAAACTGCGAGACCGTTGAACAGTTCATGTCCGTGCTTGAGTTAGTGCGAGCCAGTTGCGATGATGATGTTCTGGCATATGCTGATCCTGCCTGAGCAAAATCAACTTTTAATTCCAAAAAACGGGGAAAAAAAATTCTGGCAAAATTTTGACCCCTTTACTTTTTTTGCTTCCTTAGCAATCTGGTGAATGCAGCAAACTCATAATTTGCCTAAGGTGAGTTCGATCCTCACAGGAAGCATGAGACGGGGGATGAGTCCGCCCGCGACGGTGCTAACCACACTGTGATTGAGAGTTGGTTACTCTCTTGCTCCATTACAAACTGTCAGTATGTTGGGTGTAGCGCCCACATAGCATACGGATAAGTGTAATGCCATGCGAGTATGGCGGAATCGGTAGACGCACCAGACTTAAAATCTGTTGAGCATCATGCTCGTGGGAGTTCAAGTCTCCCTACTCGCACTAAATAAACGAAAAACAGAATATCATGAAGTATCACATAGACACGGCGTATTGCTGGTATAGCCAGAAAAACACAATCGTTCTAATGTATTTCATAAACAATATTCCGTTTACTTTTGACGAATTGCCCCATACAGCACTACACACTACTGAGGTTGTAGAAGCAGCAAATTGTCAAAGAAGATATGAACCTGAAGATTTGTATAAAGCATCGTTGTATTTGATTGACGAAGAGTGCCATCCGATGCTTTTTGAGTTAGAATTAGAAAATCCAGAATTATTACCTGTTGACTGATGAAAATTAATTTGTGGTATTCAAAGGGCATGCAACAATGGAGATGGACCCTTACAGAAGAATTTAAAAATGGCAAAAGTTATATGGAACAACACTCTGGAGAGCAGGCAGAATTAAGAGATGCAATGAATGATGTTGCAAATACAGTCGAATATATCTTATCCGAAAAATTTGATTAAGTTACTCTTCTATATCTACTAAATAATCCATAACAGAACTTATAGTGTTTAGATAAGATGGGTCTTTCTAGATTAGAGAATTTTCTTAAGAATGCGCGTGGCAATATCCTGTATGTAAGTCCTAATGATCTGGATTCTACGGATAGTGTTGAGAATAAAGGTAACTCGCTTACCAGACCTTTTAAAACTATTCAGCGTGCCCTGATCGAAGCGGCAAGATTTTCATATCAGCGCGGTCTGAATAACGACAGATTTGGTCAAACAACTATATTATTATATCCCGGTGATCACATAATTGATAACAGACCTGGATTTATTCCAGATGGACTCAATAATTATAGGAGACGTGACGGATCAGTAACCAA